ACCGTCGACCGGGATCAATCCGGCCAGCTTTACTATGAATACCAGACTTCTCAGGAGGAAGCCCACACGATGAAAGGTTCTCTCGTCCGATTGTCCCTGCGTGATGTTCTTCACATCCCAGGTCTAGGCTTTGACGGGCTCGTTGGCTACTCTCCTATAGCCATGGCCAAGAACGCGATCGGCCTTGCCATTGCGACAGAAGAATACGGAAGTAAGTTCTTTGCAAACGGAGCGACGCCAGGAGGCATCTTAGAGCATCCAGGCGTTGTGAAAGACCCTGAGCGCGTACGTCAGAGCTGGAACTCAGCCTTTGGAGGATCATCCAATTCCAACAAAGTGGCCGTTCTTGAAGAAGGCATGAAGTACACGCCAATTTCAATCTCGCCTGAGCAGGCGCAGTTTCTTGAGACGAGAAAGTTTCAGATCGATGAGATCGCGCGTATTTTCCGCATCCCTCCTCATATGATTGGAGACCTGGAAAAATCCAGCTTCAGTAACATTGAGCAGCAGTCTCTTGAGTTTGTAAAGTACACGCTGGACCCCTGGGTCTGTCGCTGGGAGCAGTCCATGAAACGTGCACTCCTCCGCCCTGAGGAAAAGAAGGACTACTTCTTTAAGTTCAACGTGGACGGACTTCTTCGGGGAGACTACCAGAGCCGCATGAACGGATACGCTGTCGGACGGCAGAATGGCTGGATGAGCGCAAACGATATCAGAGAGCTGGAGAACCTGGACCGGATTCCAGAAGAAGAAGGCGGAGACCTTTACCTCATCAATGGAAACATGACGAAACTCAAGGATGCCGGAATTTTCGCGGCATCTGCGCAGAGTCAAAATACAGAGGAGCAAGAGAGTGAGAAGGACGATGAACAAACCGAGGAGTCGGCGCGGCCAGATGCGAGGATCCAGGAAAGGAGAAAAGCCTTATGAGAAGAAAGTTCTGGAACTGGGTAAGAAACGAAACTCCAGATTCCTTTGGAAGCGAAAGAACCCTCTACCTAAACGGAGAAATTTCCGATGAGACCTGGTTTGGAGATGAAGTTACGCCGAAGCTTTTTAAAGACGAACTGGAGGATGGCGAAGGAAACATTACGCTTTGGATTAACTCTCCAGGAGGCGATGTCTTTGCCGCCGCCTCGATTTACAACATGTTAATGGATTACCCATATGATGTTACTGTAAAGATTGACGCTTTGGCTGCATCTGCAGCCTCTGTGATCGCAATGGCAGGAACCAAGGTCTGCATGAGCCCTGTTGCCATGCTGATGATCCATAACCCGATGACTGTTGCGATTGGAGATTCAAGCGAGATGCAGAAGGCCATCGATATGCTGTCCGAAGTCAAGGAATCCATCGTAAACGCCTATGAGATTAAAACGAGCCTATCGAGGCGGAAGATTTCTCAGCTCATGGACGCAGAAACCTGGATGAATGCAAAAGAAGCAAAGAAACTCGGGTTTGCCGATGAAATTCTCTTTTCTGAGGGAGAAAAGGAAAACGAAGAAGATCCTGAGATGCTGTTTTCAAGAAAAGCAGTTACGGACTCCCTTCTTTCCAAACTCATCCCAAAAGAACCGGTAAAGCAGAAGAAAGCAGCGCCAACAGTAGCTGTTGATTCACTAAAGAAGCGCCTGGCGCTTCTCTCACACTAAGGAGGAAACTACAATGACTAAGATTTTAGATCTCATGGAGAAAAGAGCCAAGGCCTGGAATGCGGCAAAAGAATTCCTGGATACGCATTCTGATAACGGAGGAAACGTCTCCCAGGAAGATGCCGCAACCTACGAGAAAATGGAAAAAGAAGTTACTGATTTGACCTGCGACATTGAGCGCCTGCAGAGGCAGGAGCAGATCGACCAGATGTTAAATCAGCCGACCTCATCTCCTCTTACCTCAAAGCCTGGCGTAAAAGCAGAGCCAGAGGAGAAAAAAGGAACCTCTTCGAAAGCCTACAAAACCGCTTTCTGGGACTCCATCAGAAGACGCAACTGGTTTGATGTGAACAACGTTCTTGAAGTTGGTACAGACGCGAACGGTGGCTACCTGGTGCCAGATGAATATGAGAGGCAGTTACTTCAGGCTCTTACCGATGAGAACTTCTTCCGTTCTATTGCTCACGTGATTCAGACCCAGTCCGGAACCCACACCATCCCGATCGTCGCCTCCCACGGCACTGCGTCCTGGATGGATGAAAACGGGCTTTACCCAGAATCTGACGACACTTTCGATCAGATCACGCTGTCTGCCTACAAGCTTGGTACCGCGATCAAGGTGTCTGAAGAGCTGATGAACGACTCGGTCTTTGATCTGGAAGGATACATCTCTACGGAGTTTGCTAGACGAATCGGAGCAGCTGAAGAAGAGGCTTTCCTTGTTGGAGACGGAAGCAAGAAGCCGGAAGGCGTCTTTACCAAAGTCGCATCAAATAAGGAAGCCCTGACAGAAATCAGCAACACGAGCATCAACTTTGATGCCATGATGGACGTCTTCCACTCTCTTCGGAGCGTCTATCGAAACAGCGCCGTCTGGATTCTGAACGACTCCACCGTCAAAGCTCTTCGTAAGATCAAGGATGGAAACAACAACTATATCTGGCAGCCCTCCGTAGTCGCCGGCCAGCCGGACACCATCTTAAACCGCCCGTATAGAACTTCGATCTACGCACCGGAGCTTGCGGCAGGCAAGGTGCCGATCCTCTTTGGAGATTTCTCTTACTACTGGATTGCAGACTGTCAGGGACGGTCTTTCAAGAGGCTGTCTGAGCTTTACGCAGCAAACGGCCAGATCGGCTTCCTCGCGTCAGAACGTGTGGATGGAAAGCTGATCCTTCCAGAAGCAGTCAGAGGCCTTTCTGTAAAGGCTGCAGGTTAATCGCACACCGCTGCCTGAGGATTTTCCTTGGGCAGCACATTTTGTTTGGAGGCATCCTATGGAAATCACCCTGGAAGAAGCAAAATCTTATCTACGCGTAAGCTCTAGTGACGAAGATGACCTGATCAAAAGCCTGATCGGGGCAGCCACCAGGCAGGTCCAGGACATCGCAAGATTCACCGATGAAGAATGGGAAGCAAGCGAAGAAAAGATCCTGATCCGTATGCGCATTGCCATTCTCTACTGCATCGCCTATCTTTACGAGCACCGGGAAGAAGCCGACCATAACGAACTGAATCAGACCCTTCGCGCTCTTCTCTTTGGCGTAAGAAAGGAGCAGTTTTAATGAATATCGCATCACTCCGCGTCCCGATTCTTTTTCAAAAGAATGAAATCGTGACGGACAAATACAAGAACCAAGGATCTTCTTGGACGGATTATTTTGCCTGTTACGCGACGGTTGGGTCGTCCACCGGATCAGAAACCGATATGGAGGTCATCCGGCCTGAGGAAACGTTAGACTTTACCTGCCGCTGGTGCACGGAACTCTCAAAGGTCGACTCCACTCACTTCCGGATTCTTTCAGAAGGCAGGACCTACAACATTACCTACGTGAACCCTATGGGTTTCAAGAAAAACTCCATCAAGTTTAACTGCAGTTTGGAGAAAAGAAATGAGTAAGAAAGTTTCAGTCGATCAGATGGAAGACGCCATCATGAAGGAGCTAAAAGAATACGCTTCTCTTGCATCGGATGATCTGAAAGATGCGGTCAAGAAAACCGCAAAAGACGTACGGACCGACATTCGGGATTCTGCTCCGGTAAGAACCGGAAAATATAAGAAATCCTGGTCCGTAAAGAAAGTAAGCGAGACATCAAGCAGCATCAACCTTGTCGTCCACTCCAGAAACCGCTACCAGATTGCCCACCTCTTAGAGCGCGGCCACGCCAAACGAGGTGGAGGAAGAGTCGCTGCAAGGCCTCACATCGCCCCGGCTGAACAGAAGGGAAACGAGGAGCTTGAAAAACTGATCAAACAAAAACTAAAAGGAGGCTGACATGAAATACGACGAGATTGTAGAGATGCTGGAAGAAACGGAACTTCCTCTTGCCTATGATCATTTTGAAGAAGGCTTCTCCCCTGCCCCACCCTATCTTTGCTTTCTTCTTCCGGAGAGCGACAACTTTGCGGCAGACGGCATCGCCTATCAGAAAATCCACGTTCTTCATATCGAGCTTTACACAGACAAAAAGAACCCAGAGCAAGAAGAAAATATTGAGCGCGTGCTGACAAGCCGCGGCCTCTTCTATGACAAGACCGAAGTCTATATCGAGTCGGAAAAGCTCTATGAAGTCCTTTACGAATTGGAGGTTTAAGCTATGGGAAATAAAGTCAAATACAACCTGAAAAATGTCTACGCGGCAAAGCTGACAGAAACCGTAACGGACGGCGTGTCTAGCTTTACTTATGCAGCCCCTAAAGCAATCCCCGGAGCCGTGTCGATCAGCCTGGACGCTGAAGGTGAAACCAAAGCCTTCTATGCAGACGGCATCGTCTACTTTCGCTCCATCACAAACAACGGCTATTCCGGTGACCTTGAGCTTGCTTTGATTCCGGAGTGGTTTCGGACCGAGATTCTGCAGGAAGAGCTGGACAGTAAGGGCGTGCTGGTAGAAAAGAGCGGCCTGACTGACACCGTGAAGTTTGCCCTTCTCTTTGAGTTTGATGGAGACGTCAACTCCATTCGCCACGTCCTTTACTACTGCACGGCATCCCGCCCATCCTTAGAGTCAGAAACAAAAGAAGACACGATTGAACCGGGCACCGAGAAGCTCTCCATTACGGCAGACCCAAGATCAGACGGCCTGGTCAAAGCAAGATCTGGAGACACCACAGATACCACGGTCTATGACGGATGGTATAAGGCAGTCTACGTTCCGACAGAGAAAGCTGCGTCTTCCTCTTCAGATGCATCTTCTTCCGGGCAGTAAAGGAGTTAATTCATGATTGAAAAAAAAATCGAAATCAGCGGAAAACCGGTCACCTTCCGCTCTTCTGCCGCGATCCCAAGAATCTACCGGCTGAAATTCAAGCGGGATATCTTTAAGGACCTTTCCAAGCTGGAAAAGTCCTACCGGGCTAAAGCGACAGACTCTGAAGAGCTTGAGATTGACGATCTTGAGATTTTTGAAAACGTCGCCTACATCATGGCTTATCATGCGGATCCGTCGATTCCAAAGACCATCGACGAGTGGCTCGACCAGTTCGAGATGTTTTCCATCTACCAGGTGCTTCCGGAGATCTTAGAGCTCTGGGGAAGCAATTTGATGACGGATGTGCAGGCAAAAAAAGGCTTGGCAGAAGTGAGCGGGAAATGACCACCCCGCTTTTTCTTCTGCGCTGCACAGAAATTGGAATCTCCGTCCGCGACCTGGACCTTCTTTCCATTGGGCTTGTCTTAGACATCTGGACAGAGAAAGCAAATGACAGCGTGAAATATGCCCGCGTGGCAACACAGGAGGATTTCGATAAGTTCTGATTCATGGTATAATAATATCATTAAATCTAAACTTTTGGATTTTCCTACAATGCCAACTACGGCGGAATCCCTCCCACTCCTTATATCTTTCTGTATACATTGAATTTGTATTTAGTAAAATGCAGACAACACCACGGATCGGCTTTTGGTTGGACAATTCCAACCAAACACCACAGCAGACAGCAGAAAACATTCTGAACGCTAGGAAGCCGGTATGATTGTTACATATAAGGGGAAGAAAAATTTCTTTTAGGTACTTGCTTTCCTAAAACTGATGTGATACAATGATTTAATCCAGAAAAGGAGTAAAAAATATGCGGCAAGGTATTCTTAAATAAAACTATAATCAAATAGTGGGAACAAAGGATTATGATAGCTCCTTTTGTAGGGGCTTAGTTTTTTGTACCCAATTTAAGAATACTTTTGCCTTATCAATTTTGACATACACATATACAGCAATCACAAACAGGTGTATGCTGTATATGTGTATGTCCGCAACTTATAATCCCCAGTGGTAAAAGTATTTTACTGCTGGGGATTTTTATGCCCTTTGGGGCTGTAAAGGGAGGACAATCACATGAAAATAATCAATATTGGAATTCTTGCCCATGTAGACGCTGGAAAGACGACCTTGACGGAGAGCCTGCTATATGCCAGCGGAGCCATTTCAGAACCGGGGAGCGTCGAAAAAGGGACAACGAGGACGGACACCATGTTTTTGGAGCGGCAGCGTGGGATTACCATTCAAGCGGCAGTCACTTCCTTCCAGTGGCACAGATGTAAAGTTAACATTGTGGATACGCCCGGCCACATGGATTTTTTGGCGGAGGTGTACCGCTCTTTGGCTGTTTTAGATGGGGCCATCTTGGTGATCTCCGCTAAAGATGGCGTGCAGGCCCAGACCCGTATTCTGT